AGCTCTCCAATGGAGAAAGCTGGTTGTAGATTGTCCATGGTTTTTATCGACCACTGACAAAACCGTAAAGTACGGTAAAGGTCAGGGTATGGGCACACAGGGCAGTTTTCAAGTTGCCCAATTAACAGGTTTGTTCTTTATCGAATTTCGATTAACCAAACACTATGAAATGTTCAGCCAAGAAACCACTGAGGTTGTTGGCGATGACATGACATTCGATGATCCGTTGTTTCTACTGAAAGCGGATTTCGAATCTATTGGTGTGCCGATAAACTTCGCAAAATCTAAAATCTCAGTAAATGGAATTCCACATATTGAGTTTGTATCACGTAATTTTGACAATTATCATGATACAAGTCTGATCTCGCCAAGGCTTATGGCCCGAGCGAGTAGGCAGAATTTTCTTTTACCTACTCTTATATCGCATATTAATGCAAGATGTAGTGTTAAGTTTAAGTTAAATGATTTAATAAACAAATTAACCAAACAAGAGCAAGATAAGATAGCACTGCTGTCTTTTATACATGCTCACATTACAGACCAGGATATTGAAGGGCTTAATTTGCCCGACATTGAACCTGTAGATCTTAACAGAGTGTTGTTAGCACTTGTCAAGATTGTAAGTAATAGGCTTGGAGAGTATTACTCATCCCAAGACCATAGAGAACACCAAATCTCTAATGAACGTGGTTATGTTTTGATATCCAATTTTGCCCTTTCAGGCAAAAACTTATGGGAATTTGCATTTGACAACGAGTTAACGTTGGATCAAATAGAAATTCTCTGGACTGGATCTAAAATCCAGTCAGAATCTTCAAACAATAAATTGTTAGGTAAAGATTACGTTACCCACACCTTCACGAGCCCTATCGATAAATGGGCACAGGTAGATTACACATTGGCACTCATAGAGCGCTTATGTTTAATCTACTCCCAGTTGTTGTTAACAGAGGTACGCTTAAAAAGCGTACACAAAATGTTTAGCAAGGAGGACTCTACTGGTGAATCATCAGTTGAGTTATTCAAGCTTTTAAATAAAGCACTTGCAGAGTCTACAAAAGATTCCATTTTTAATGAAGTATCTACTGTAGGTCTCAACGCACTGGATCTGTCTGATCTGTGGACCGAAGCTAAAGCTTGGGTACAGGCAGAAGAATATACCCC